CGCGCCGACATTGAGATTCGCCATCGTGTTCTGATTGGCGTTCAAGCCCTGCCCGAGGCCGCTGTAAAGCCCACTGATGCTGTTCGCGGAGTTCTGGCTTGCGCCGAGATAGGGTTGCAACTGGCTCACATAATTGTTGTAATTCTGGCTCGCCAACCCCTGCCCGGTCTTTTGCAGCGCCAATTGCTGATTGCCTGAATTCAACGTGCCATTAGCCGCCGCCGCCGCGTTCGCCCCGTTGTTTCCCTGCTGCAAGGCGAACTGGTAGCCGGGCATGGTCGCCATCGCCGCGTTGGCGTTCTGGCTTCCTGCCGCGCCGTTGAGGCCCTGCAAGTTCTGCAAAGCCGTAACGCCGGTCTGGTTTTGCGCATAATTCTGCTGCTGCGGCTGAAGCGCCGACACATAATTCGTATTCAGCGCATTGTTGCCGGTGGCAATGTTGCCGGTGGCTGCGGTCAGTCCTTGCTGGATGCCCTGCACTTGGTCAGCGGCGGCCTGATTTGCGCCGCCAAACAGATCGCCCAAGAAGCTCAATGCCGCCCCCTATTCACTTGATCCGAACGCGCAGAGCGCCAGATGATTGATAAATTTGGCCGACAGCGACGCCCGCCGCCGCCGCCGATGCGTCATTTGTTGCCTCGGTGTATGGCCCGGTTCTGCCGATCGCCAGCGCAGACATAAATTTCAATAGCGCCTGCGTTGGTTTGCCGCTGCTATCCACCCATTGGATATTCGCTGCTGGCAATACCGCCATGTTAGCTCCCGACGCTTCGCGGATCGCTCGATTGCGTTCCGCCATAAAATCCAAAATCAACAGGGTCGCTCATATCAATGCGCCATCGGTCGCCCATCGGCCCTGATAACCCCATGCTTTTGACCGAAACACGTTGACGCAACGAATTTGCCTGCTGCCCGATCTGGCGAATGAGAGGGTTTCCCCAATTGTTCCCACCGTCCTTGCTCAAGGAGATCGCCACGGACGGCGAAACTGCCTGCGGAGGCGAAGTCAAATCAACCGCCGAACCGCCGCCAGTATAAGCGTTTTTGAAAACGCTGTCCTGCAATTCTATATGCGTTTCGTCGATCAGAGTTACTGTCCACGCCCTGTTCGCCTCGATTGTTCCAAGAACGCCGGACACTTCGCAAACATCGTTATTTGTCACCTGAGACGTAAAATCCACCGCCAATCGAATGACGCCATTTGTCCCAGATGCAGCGCCTGTAACGGCCATCGTGAAATCACCGACCGCAATTCCGACGCCCACGTCCATATCAAAGTCGGCGCGCGCGATGCGGATTTGGTTCGGGAAATCGCGCACAGGCCCGGATTCAATCCTGCAAAGCTGGGTAGCGCCGTTTTCCGTATAATTCGACTCGTCCACAAAAAGCAGATTTCCCGTGAGCGTATCGCCAACAAGCCACTTGCCGAACGCGGGATGACCGCAGACCGCGCGCCAGCGGCCAAAGTCTCCAGTTGACGCAAGGGATTGCCGCTCGTTCCATTTCTTTGTCGAGAGGTTCAGTTCCCAGCTCCAATCGGCGCTGGAAATACACCAAAACTTTTTCCCAGCAGTCACATAGCAAGACGCCGAAAGGATATTTCCGGCGCGTATTTCAGCCTCGATAAGGCGATCCAGATCAGGAGGCGAAACCTTCATCGCTGAGAGCGTTCCAGATGTCATCCAATAGACGGAAAAGTCTTGCGCCACCCAAAGCAGCTCGGAAAATCCAGTCTCAAAACCGCAAATCGCCGACGATTGCGCCAGCCCGAATTCAAGCACCGCAATGCGCCCATAGGGAAACAATGGAGCCGCGTTGGCCGCATCCTGCCAGACTTCGCAAGAACCCGTCGTGAACAGAAGCAGGAAGCCCGAGAACGCCACCCCGCGCAAAAGCGTCACGTCCGCCTTCGCTTCGACCGTGATATAGGTCAGCGCGTTCATCGTCAGTCCATTGATCGGCGTCGAATAGACCTGACCCGTCGCGATGGTAAAGAAGAAATAGCCGTCCTGGAAACAGACCGAGTTAGGCTGCGCAAGTTGGCCTTGCCCGTTGTAAAGGGTCGGAACCCCAGAGAATGCCCCGACAGTGCCAGCACCGCCTACCAGATTGGCGGAAGCCGGCGCAAAAACGATCGTCTCGCCAAGACTTCCAGACGTGGAATACGTCATCGACGTGGTATTGCCGATTGACCCCTGCTGGGAAATCGAAATCACCGCCCCCGCGACAGTTGCGGTCAGATAGGCCGCCCCGAGGACTGCGTTCGCGTTGATCGCGACATTGAGCGCGGTTGCGACCGTCGCCGCAGTCTCTCCAGCCCCCAGCGTGTGGCTGATCGTGACCGGAAAAGCATCGATGTACTCGTTGAGAAAGATCAGATTGACCACATCTCCGCTTGTGAATGTTGTTCCGCCGACTGTCGCGGTCGCAGTCGCATTCTCCACCGCCGCGCTGGCGAGAATATAAGCCCCATTGTCCACATCGACCGCGACCACATCGGGAGACGCCCCTTGGTTTCGTGCGATCGATATTGGTTTCGTCCCAGGAAAATCGCCAATGGATATGACGTTGCCGTTTACGTCTACCGTAGATGCGTTGGCCGCCCATGCCTCGAATGAGAGATTGTTGACAATCAACCCACCACGATAGCCGCTGTTTGCCGTCGCCGCATGTTGAGAAAGTCCGGCGCTGCGCCTGCGAATGAATTTAGATGGCCCTGCTTCCCCTAACGGCTCCGCATAGCAGTTAATCAGCCGACCGCCACTTTCCTGGGGTCGCTTGCCGGGAGCGGTTGAAATCGGAAACGGGATAGCTTGCGGAGGACCAACTGCCATTTAGAAGCTCTCCGTCCTGAGAGATTCATACGTCGGCCTGCCTCGTGTCATCTGCTTCAGGCTTTGAGCCGCCGCGCCAGCCCCAACCGGAACCTCTCCAACGCCGCCAAGTCCGCGCATGATAAGCATCGAGTAGTGGTCAGCATTTGACCCAAACTTCATCGCGCATTCGCCTGCCACTATATCGGCGAGATCGGAAAACCACGCTCCAGGGATGTTGTTTGCATCTGGAACGTAGCAGATTTCCAACGCCGCCAGCTTGCGAAAGATCGAATCGAGCTTTTCAGATACTGCGGAGAAGTCAGTTGGATCGACTGACTGCCCCGCCGCGAGGACGCCAAGGTTGGCGAGCGCCTCGTAAACCAGATCATTCGACGTGCGAAACGGACTATTCGTCGCCATAATATCAACCCATGTCGCGCTTGCGCAATTCCGCGCGCAGCGGGCCGCTCAGGCCAGCCAGATATTCAATGTCGTCCATGCCGACGCCGCAGCTCATGCGCAGGGTTTCTTCCGCCTGCCATTTCCTGTCCAAATCATCGACGCTCTGCATGGTCTTGAACCACGCTACCGCATGGGCGCGATACTGATCTGACGTTTTCGGAGAGGGAGCCTCGTCGCGGGTCGCAACGGCGTCCGCCGCCGTGAATTCTCCGACCTTGAAGAATTTGTTCGAACGGGCGCGCTCAAGATGATCCGCATCGTTGACCATCTTGGGAACATTCGCGTGGAATGTGATTCCAGCCCATTTGACCGACGTAGGATCATGCGGGCCGGGCGTGTATGTGATGAAATCGCCCTTGATTTCGTCGGACGCGCCGTCATCCGTGGTTTCATCGGTCATGTCTTCTCCCGTCGTATTCTGATCCTGAATTTTCCTCGGACGCGCCATGGCTGCTTTTCCTCCTGTGTGTCGTTCAGAGTGAATGTCCTCGTAGATGCTCATTGGACACAATCCCTCGCGATGGAACGGGACGGCGATGATGCGCGCCGCCCCGCAATTGTCAGGTTACAGGATCACTGATCGCCGTTCGGGACATATGCAATGACGATCGTCACGGCGCCGGCGGTCGCAGCCGTTCCGGTCTGGATATATTTGGCGTAAAGCGTGGTCGGGATGCCCGTATAGGTCGAGTTGCCCGTGATCGCGACGCCAAGGCCCGCTGCCGAGGTCAGATGCTGAACGCCAGTCGATCCGACGCTAAGCCCGGTCGCGGCGATGATTTCCGTCGATGCCGTGCTGACGCCCATGGCGATATAGTTCGTCGTGGCCGCATTGAACGCAGTGGTCACGTCGGCGTCAATCGAGAGGATGTAAGCGTTCGCCGGGAGGCCGCCGAACTTCTGCGCCGTGGCGATGTTCGAATCGTTCCAGTTGATCGTGACGCGATAATATTCAACCACCTGTTCAGTGTTGATAATGCGCGACGGAAAGTTGCGCGTCTGGTCGTTGTAGATGGCGAACGACGGCGCCACGCTGAACAGAAGCAGCATTGCGGCGAAGAATGCGCCGGCAAAGGCGCGGGCGTTGGTGATGATGTGGTTCATGATTTTCACTCTTGAAGGAGGTTGGATGAAGAACCGGCCTCACATGAGCGAGGCCGGAGATTTCAGGATCAATTGTCGGCGACGGCCGCAAAGAATCCAGTATAAGCTCCCCAATCTTTGAAATTTCCAGCAGGGTTCAGCTTGGCGATCTTGCCAACGCCGTAGGCCATCTTCACGCCGGCGCCACGGTTGAACTGATAGTCGTCTTCCTTCAGGAAAGTCGGAGTGGGCATCTTGCCCCAGCACCATGCGAGAGCCGACTGCCCGAGCATATGGGCAGGAGCAACCTGGATGCCAGCCGCGCCGGCATTCTGGTAGAAGACCGGCAGACGGATCGACAGTTCCGGGATTTCGCGGATGATGACGCCGTTATAGAGCAGATCGCCGTCCACGAAGATCGGGTTCTTGAGGAAACCCTGCGCCTCGCGCGCCCGGCTGTTCTGGTTTGCGCTCTTGATGTCGGCGTCGTTTTGAGCGTCGCGGAACTGTTCCTGACCGACGAACAGGACGAACCATTCCGTCCCGTTTTCCTTGATCTTGAAGGGACGAATGCGCGGCGTCGCCTTCTTGGCCGAACGCTTCATGCGATTGACCAGCGCGCCGGAAAGCGTCATCAACGAAGTGATGTTCGCCATGGAAGACGCGAAGTTGCCGCCGACGAGGTTTGCCGAGTTGGAATTGCCGATCAAGACGCGATCTGCATTATCCGTGATCCAGGTATTGCGTTGAGCCGCCGTCGCCATATCGAAAATGACGCCGTTGACGCGCTGGCCGAGTTCGGAGCCGAGACCGACAGGCGCCGACTGCGACGGGATGGCGTAGAGAGAATCGCAGATTTCATCGCGCTGCTTTTCCTTGCCCCAATCGACAAGCATCGGCTTGGCTTCGGAAAACAGGTCGATGGACGATTTCTGTTCGTCGGCGTTGTTGATGACGACGGCATTTCGCGCCCAGTCGATCCACAGCCGCTGGCCATAGTTGTCGATGGATTCTTCATTTCCGCGCAGCGTGCCAGTGGCGACGCCCTGCGAATTCAGGCGAGCGAGCAACGGGATGTTGATCTGTTCGCCGCCCATCTTGCCGCCCTTGTCGAGGTCGGGGATGACGCGGATAATCGACGTGATCGCCGTTCCCATGTAAGGGGAAAACAGGTTTTCGCGCACATATTCGCGGAAGACTTCCTTGCGGAAGAGAATGAGTTTATTGTTGCTCTGAGCAGTAGTGACGGCCATTGCCGTATCCCTTTCGTGTCATGGCGTGGCCGTCAATTGACGCCGCGCTTATCCGTTGCTGAAAATCGAACCAAAGATAGAACTATCCGAATCATCCATCGCCA